TATGCTCATAAAGATAAAACCCTGAAAAAGACCATTGATCATTTGTATATCAAGCAGGATGGTAAAAAGCGGTTTATTAGTAAGCTTGATCCTAACTATGCGGTTTTTCATAAACACGCGGTTGATATTGGCGAGATTACCGACTTTAGCTTGGCCTCAAAATTGGTGTGGTACTTTAGCTTAAAGCATATAGCGCTGGCGCATAACCTCCAATACTTTGATGCGGTAGCAACACCGCCATTAATCGCCAAAACATCGGGCGAGGAAGATGATGTGATCGAGGCGCTATACCAGCTTAAATCGGCCAGCGTGGGTGTGTTTGGTGAAGACGATGTGATTGAGTATCTGAACGTCAGTAATAAAGCCGAGTTTCTCAAGTTTATTGAATATATCGACAGCCAGATTACCACGACGATTTTAGGTAATACGCTATCTACAGGTGATGGCAAAACAGGCAGTTATTCCCAAAGTAAAACCCACGAAAACCGTCAAACTGAAAAATTGAGATTTGATGCCAAGCTCATCGCTAAAACAATAACCTCTTTTTTAAGGGGCTTGGAGCGATTGAATTTTGCCAACCCGACAAAGACTAAATTTAAGTTTGACCTCAAGGAAGATGAAGACTTAGAAAAGCTGTCAAGGGTAGTGAAAAACCTGAGCGATAGTGGCTATGATCTTGAAGAGGAAGGTATAGAGGACACCTTCGGCTTTAAGATCGTTGGCAAGAAAACACCCACAGACAAGCCGACTACCGAGCAGGCCAACAACTCCTACAACTCTGACAACCCTGCGCCCCAGCGAGTGGTTGAGCATAATGCCACCAGCCCACAGGATGCTCCCGAAGATAAGCCTCCAGCGGTAAAGCCTAACGATACACTGGATAGTAAAACCGTGGATACCGAAGCGTTGGAAAACACCCTATTAAACAGCGTTCAAACGGCCTTAGAAGGGGCTGCAAATTATGAGGAGGCATACGACCTGTTGTTGGAGCAATATACCGACTTCGATATTAACGAACTGGAACAAGCCCTGTTTGCAGCTATTGGCAATGCCACGCTGTTAGCGGATGTCGAACCACGTTAAGGGGTAGTAAAAACCATGGCGGTTAATTTTGATTTTACCCTTGCCCCGAAAGATGCCATAGATTATCTGGACGGCAAGGGCTATCAACTCAGTTACAACTATGACGAACTGGCGGGCGAAATACACCACCAAGTCTTTACCGTTGCCAAAGTGACGCGCTTGGACTTGCTGCAAGATATTCATTCGTCATTAGTTGCCGCTCAAAAAAGCGGTGTTCGGTTTGAAGACTGGCTGGAAAACATCAAACCCAATTTGCAAAAAAAAGGCTGGTGGGGTGAAAAAGAGATTATCGACAAGCGTACTGGTGAAGTGCGTACTGTGCGCATTGGCTCCCGCCGATTAAAGCATATTTTTAGAACCAATATGCGAGTGGCGCATAGCGTGCAGCGTTACAAAAAAATGCGTGCTTTAACCAAGGCGGTTTACTGGCGTTATATCTCGGCGTTAAAGCCAACGACCCGTGACGACCATAGCCGCTTGCACGGCACCACCCTACACAGAGATGACCCGTTCTGGCATACCAATTACCCGCCCAATGATCACGGCTGCCTGTGTAAAGTTCGTGCCTACACCGAAAAGGAATTGGCCGCCCGTAAGATCACGGTTGACCCACAAGCCCCCAAAGATATTGCACACCCCGATTGGGCTTATGATGTGGGTGCAGGTTCGCGGGTCAGTGCCTTAAATAAAATGGAGCTGGGCAAAGGTTTAAAAACCATTAAGCGCAATAAGGCGTTGGATAAACTCACCAGTGAAGCATTAACCGCACGCTTTTATCAAAAGGCTGGCGGCAATGATCAAGGCTTTTTAATTGATAAAGTGGGCGACCCGATCTGGCTAGGTCAAGATGTGGTGCGCCATGTATCCAGCAAGCGCCAGCGGGTATATCTGGACGAGCTGGCAAGTACCATCGCTGAACCTGATGAAATTATTGTGCGTGCCGAGCCGTTAGCGAATGGCGATACCCAAATAGTTAAAACCCTATTGCGGTATGTAGCCGACCAACAAGGTAAGCCGCAAGCAGTGAGTGCAGCGTTTACTTATGCCAAGGATAAAACCTTAGTGATCGGCTTGGATGTGGTCAGTGGTTATGGGGCTATCGAGCAGCAACGCACAGGCAAATTGATCTACCAGCGAGAGGCTAAGTAATGGAAGCCGCAGGCCATCATAATATTGATGAAATTTTAAAGCAGATTGCGCAGATTGAGGCGAGAGCCGACGACCTGCGCCCCGTATTCGATGAGATAGCCAACCACCTGTATAACCTTACCGAAGAGGCGCTGGAAAGTGAAACCAGCCCAGACGGGACACCATGGGAGCCATTAAGCCCCATAACGATTGAGCGCAAAGGTCATGACCGAATGCTGGAAGATCAGCGCGATCTACGCGAAAGCATTGGCTATGACAGCGACCACGAACCGGCCACCGTTGGCGTTAATGCGTTATCGAAAACAGGCTACCCATACCCCGCTGTACAGCAGGAAGGCACCGAGAATGGGCATGTGCCAGCACGTCCTTATTTCCCATTCGATGAGGATGGCGACCTAATGGATGTGGGGCGCGATGGCATAATAGATTTTGTGGTTGATCACTTTGCTCACGATTAGCTCGTGTGGGGTGGTGAACAATGGATGTTGTCTCTAGTGTGAATGGCTAGCGCCTCCATGGCCCCCATTAGCACCTCGCGTTTCACATCATCCATTTTGCTAACGATGCGCTCAAGCTCTGAAAAGATGCTTTCTTTTTCCTTGGGTATGTCGCAGACATTGTGAACAAGGCAGTTAAGATCAACATTTAAGATAAGCGAAAAGGCAACGATTTCTGGTAATGATGGGATGGTTAAGCCCCTCTCAATACGGCTGATGCGGTGACGGGTCATGTCGCACGGCAGGTCATCGGGTAGCTCTTCGCCTAGCTTATTGACCTGCTCGGCAAATTTTACCTGACTTAATTTACATTTTTTGCGATAAAACGCGACTCTTTCACCAAGTTGTTGCATAAGCTAAAAGTGCGCAGCCAGCTACGCATTTTGTCGCCCCAATCCCCAAAAGTGACACATTAAATCACAAAAAGTGCGCGCTCAGTGCGCACAAAAATTGAGGCGTTTTTTTAATAAAAAAATGTTCTATAAATGCTATTGATAGAACAATGCCTTATCAGTAGCCTACACGCGCATTGCAAAATTTGATTCATAAGGAGTAACCATGCAAAAGGCACCTGTAGCTGATAATAAAAAGTATAGCAGTAAAGTGGTTAATTGCTGTGCCGCTATTGAAACACTAGACAAGACCTGTAACACGCTGCACTTTTTATCTGATGCTTTGGTTTGTTGGGATACCACAGTAGTAGAGTTTAGCGAAAATAGCGCCCATCAAATAGGAGCGCTTTTATTCAATACACAGAAAGAATTGCAAGCGCTTAGAGATACTATTTGTGATGATGAAAGTGTGGGGGAGCTATTGGAGTGTGAAGAGGTTTAGATGTGAAGGGGTTGGGAATGGCCGCAACCATTCCCTTTAGTAAAGGTTAAAAAGGTATTTGGTCAACTTCGGTAAAATCAATATCGCGTTTCTCGGCGGTTGCCACATGAGCCAATATATAAAACTTGCCTCCATTTTCTCGCGTGAGTCTTTTGCACTCTGCAACAGCAGAGCCATAATTTGGGTGTTTGAAGGTTGGGGTGTTTGAATGGCTGCCCTCTCTCCAAACTAGGTAAAATTGCGGTTGTGCCATTGCTTGTGTCATTTGATATTCTCCTGTATTGGGGTTGTTAGCGGTAAGGCAAACACCTTGGTAGACCCGTTACCAAAGTGAGGGTGTGTAATCGTTTTAATGCTGTATGGCTGGTATTTGAATAATAGGCGCTTGCTATAGTCGTCCAGCTTTGGGTAGCCTCTGGTAATTTCTATCACATCATATTCGCGGTCTTCTAAACGCTTGCGCCAGTAGTCGTTGTACAGGCGGTATTCTTCGGTTTTAAATCCTGCTTTTATTGCGTCAAAGTATTCGGCTTTTACTGCAAGGGTTAATTTTTTCATCGTTTTATAGTCCCAATTCTTCACGCATTTTTTGTAATCGGTCTGCGTTCTGTTCTTTGCTCAGTGTCACGCCATCTTTATCGGGTAGAGCCAGTGGTTTTATTTCTGGCAAGTTGGCACCGTTAGCCAGTTGGTGGCATAGCTCCGCGTAAATCTTTTTAAAGATCGGGTATGTGGTGCGTTCTGAATTGTTGCTTAGAAAAAACCAATCCGCTTTTTGCCCTGCGTAGTAAACGGCGGGATGGCTCCATGGATAGTTACGTCTTGGTGTCGTAGAGCGGCAGGCTTCCATATAAGCACTACGCACATCGGGCAAGGTGTTCTGGCCTATCTCGTCACAGCGGCGGGATATTTGGCTAATAGTGGGCAGATAATCGGACTGGCCGACATGCTGGTGAACGGCTTGCAATATAGTGCTGGCGGGATGGGCTTTTAGCATTTCCAGCCATAAGCGCTTGGCCGAGTTAAGCGCGTCAATCTCACCAAAGGCGCTAAAGTATTGGTTGTGGTAGTTGATGCGTAACACTTCAAAAGATTGGTTAATGGCTTCAATGCGTTGTTGTGGATTGTCTTGCATTATGGTTTCTCCAACGAGGTATCGGCGCTGTGTTCAATCGCTGGCGCTTCACTGGTGGAAGTGTCAACCAAGCCTGTTGCCCAAGAGCAATCGGTTAAGCTCTCCTGTAGCGGTATATCGCGTGTTCTGCGTGGTTGCTGTTGCTTGGCGGCATCTTGCACCATGAGCTTATGTAGTCGGGCAAAGTGCTTGCGAAGTTTGGCTGGCGATAGAATATTGGTTTGCCAAAAGTCGTCTTGGTTAGCCCAGCGAAACACGCTACCGATTTCGGCGGCGGGTCGTTTGTCGATCAAGCGCATTTTGCGCAAGGTATCTGCCCAGCTCTCAAAGTTTGGCGTATCGGCATAAGGGATAACCGCCACAATTCTTTCGTGCATCTTCTCGGCACAGGCAAGATCAAAGGCCGTATATTTAAACGTGCTACGACCTTTTTTAGTGGTGATAATTTCTGTGTTGTCGATCATTTAAGATACCATTCGCCATCGGGTCTAAAGTAAACGTTAGAGTCAACGCGCTCAGATACTTCGTTAAATTTATCTATGGTCGCTTTGCCGAGATTTACATCTAATTTCATGGCGGTAATATCTAAGTAGGTTTGAATATCGGCCAGCTCTTTTGCGATAGATTCCCGCGCCTCATCAATAGAGAAGTCGCCACGATCAACTTTCTTGAGAATGTTTGCCAGCTCGCCGAGTTCGCCAACGGTAGCTTGAACCCAGTGTGCGTGCGTCCAATTCTCTTCGCACTTTTTAAACTTGCTGGTGGATAAGCGCTTTGTGTTGGCTTCTCTCAATGCGTTAAAAGATAATCCGTCTGTCGTGTATCCCATGGTGTGCCTCCAAGATTAATAATGGTTTGGTTGAACAACCGTTACAACTCTGACAACTGTTGGCGGTTGCGGGTGTAGTAAATGGCTAATATGACCCATGTGGCATTGCCAGCTACCAAGAACACACCAGCGGCAAAGCTAAACCATTGGCCAAGCATGGGATAATAAAAAAGGTTCCAAAGACCAAAAGCAGTAAAAAATAAAAGTGTCGGCCAATACACGCCTTTGATCTGTTTGGCTTGGTACAGGTGCCATGCGTTAGCCCATGTGAAGCCTCCACCAATCAACTCAAAAAGGCTATTGATTAAGTCGGGGGTCACAGTGCAGCACCTTTTAATTGATAGGTATAAACGCCGCCAGACTTTTTACTTTGCCAGTAAATGCCGTCGAATTTATCCAGCCAAGATCGGGCGGTCTTGTCGTCTTTCTTGCGGCCTACCGCTTCCAGCAATGCGGTTTTGTTAATGTCTTGCTCATCCTCTATAGCGGCTCTGACTTCCTGCACAAATTCTTCCTGCTCATTGCTCATGGTGGCCTTGGCAACATCAATTTCGTTGAGTCTTAATGTGTCGGCATCAATGGCAAAGGCTTTGTCGTTAATTGAGGCACGTTCTTTTTTAACGGACAGGTGCAAGCGCAATTCGCCATCGTCGCTATCCAGTTTTTGCAACTGGTACATATTATCTATGGAGTTGCGAATATTGTTAGAGCCTTGATAGTTCTTTCCGTCTTTGTTGGAGTGGTGCAAAATAATAATGGTGGCTCCCGCTTCGCGTAGATTCATTAGCTGGGTCATAGTCTCCATTGCTTGACCGTCGTGGTTAATGTTGGCGAAGTTGCGCAAGCTATCAATCACAAAAACACAGTTTTCATACGCCTTGCTAACGGCTTGGCTACTGAGTTGTGCGAGTAATTCTTGCGGTTGCAATTCACACTTTGATCGCTGGATGTAATGCAGGTTGTTGTATTGCGAAACCAGCAAGTTATTAATATTGCGTTCTTTAAGAACACTTAAGGGATTATCAAAATCCAGATAAATAAGATTTTGGCCGATAGAGGCGCAGTATTTGGCAAGGCTAAAACCAAGCCAGCTTTTACCGTTGCCACCATCGGCATAAATTAAAGTGATCAATCTTTTTGCCAAAAATTCAGGCAATAAAAATTCAGTGTTTTCGTTAAAGTCAGGCGTGTTCAGCTTGGCTTCGGTTAAAAATTCAAGGGTTGAATTAATCATTAAATATATCCTTCTGGTTGGTATGACGTTTTTTTAGGATTCGGTTTACTTCTTCATCGGTGTATTTCGCATTCACTTCCCATGTTGCGTCATGTTTAACGCCCTCAATGGTTTGAAATGTATAGCCGCAGTCTTCGCACTTTCTAAAGCGTTCAACAACATGGCTTTTTTCTGTGCCGATGACTTTGGTGTGTTCGCTAGTGCAATTAGGACACCACATAGTCTTATGCCTTTTTCATTCGCTTAATGGCATTGATAATGCCAGTCGCTTGTTGCTTGGTAAGTGCATCTAATCTAATCAGTGTTAGGTTTGTGTTTTTATTCACAAAGTTCATTAAGGCGCGTTTGCTTTTATCACGGGCTTTGAGTTCCCAGCCTTTTTCTATAAAGTCTATTTGTGCCTTGGTGACTCGCTCGACGGGGTTGGCTCGTTTTCCATTTAAAAAGTCCAGCAATATAATTAACTGGTTTATGGTTAGGTCTGCGGCTGATCGCTTGCCAAAACTTTGTTGCAACATATCGCGGTAGTCCTTTTCATTTTCTGCATAAAAGCTCACGTAACTATCGGCCAAGTGTATTTTGGTTAATAGGCTTTTGCGAAAATTGCGTTGTTTGGGTGTTAGTTTTTGCACTTAGTTGTTAGCCATAATTATTTTTTAAAAGGGAGTTTAAAAGTTGATTAAATACTCTTTACAGAATGCGCCTTGATAAAGCCCATTGTGTAAAAAGGCACACGGCTAGGGGGCAACCAAGCCGCGTGCAAGGCGCTGCGTTATTTTCCGCTCCATCGTGCGCGCTTTTCTCTCACGTCAACATGAGTAAAACTGTTATAGCTTCCTAGTCCTAGCGTGTTCGGGTAACAACTATCTATGTAGCAGTAGACTTCGCTGGGCGGCGTGTCTTTGACTTGAATGTCGGCAGCAATACCTAGTCTGTGTTTGCTTTTTACAGAACCGCCTACTGCACGGTTGTGCTCATAACAACGACAGGCCGAAGTGATAGTGACGGGCTTATCAAAATGCACCCGCACTTTTTCCAGCAACATGAGTAATTGCATATCCACAGCGGCAAAACCACAGCCGCATCCACAGGCAAACTCTTCACGTTTAAAGTAACGGCTGATATGTTGTTTGGTCATGCTGACACCTCTTTGCTTTTAAGTAGTTTGTGCTTGGCTTCGTTGGTGAGTGATAAGAAGCAATAAAACGTAATGGATAACCGTTTATATAAATCATGCTTGCTAAAAATCTCTCCCCAACGTTCTATGTCTTGATCGCTGTGCATAAGCTCACCTATTGCTTGTCTTCAATTTCCAGTTCGTAAGGCGAGATAGAAAAATCCTCGCCCACACTGGAAATACTGATGCCGCTAATTTGTGCCGCCGCGTCTTTTTCTTTCAGTAAGGCTTCCTTGTCAATATCTTCGCTAGTGCGAATAAAGCGTTGCAAGCCGAGATTTTTTAGCGCCTGAATAATTTTAGATTTGCCACGCAAGCTGACTTTGGGTGGGCGTGATCGCCAGTTGATTTCACCTGTTGCCAGCTTAACGGTTTTGGTTTTGTTGCCATCGGTCAAGTCTTCGCGGTTGACTTCTGCCCAGCTTTGAATGCTGGCAATAAGTTGCTCCACTTCGTCTTTAATCGGTGCGGCTTCATTTTCAAAGCGATGTTTAACATCGGCAATCTCATCGTTCATGGCCGTTTCAATGCGCAAAATTTTACGGCGCTTGTTGCCCAGCTCTTTGATAAGATCGGCGGCATCGTCTTCATTTTGGGCGGCTAAGTATTCGTGTGTGCGAGTAGTGCCGCGTAGTTTTTGGGTGCTCATAGTGGTTTCCTTCTTAGGTTGTTAAAAAGTGTGGTTAATGAATTAATCTAAGATGACAGTTTGTGCCGCCATTGAAATGTGTTGCGCGTTTAACTCTTCGCTGGCTAACTGGCTAAGGCGCTGTGCTTTTTTGAAGATATTAAAACTGCGGCGTATGTCGTCGGTGTAGCGTTTGATGTGGCTGCCAAATTCACCAAATAAATTTTGGCGGTCATCGTCACCCAAGCCGCGCATTTCCCACTTGTTGTTGACGCGGGAATACAGTTGCAATAATTCACCGTTACGGCCTTTCATATTTTGGATTAATGCGTAAGTGCCGATTAAGGCAACGGGAACACCGCTAAAATCGTGAATGCGGCGTATTGCTTCAAGGCTTTTAGTGGTTAGGTTTTCTGCTTCATCAATTAATAAAACGCGCTCACTTTTTTTGAAGATTTTTACAATTTCTTTGATTAAGGTAAAAATAGAACCTTGAGCATCACGCTTGCCTAGCCCTTCCAGAATGGAGAGTAATAATTCTTTAACGCTCATCATGGGCATAGTTTCAACCAGTACGGCTTCGGGGTGCTTGCTTACCCATTCTTTAATGGCAACGGTTTTGCCTGTACCTGCTTTACCAAAGATCACGCCCATTTCCTGATTGATGACAATTTCAGAGCAAGTGCTGTCTATCATTGCCAAGTCAACCGTTGGCATGACTTCAAAGTTTTCGTGACTGCCAGCTTGTTCGTGGTAGTTTTCAATATAGGTGTTGATCTTTTTTTCCAATGCTTCAACATCGCCAGTATATTTGCCGCGCATGTATTGACTGATTGCGCTGCCGCTAACACTGATAGATCGTGCGATGCTGGCTTGTGATAAATCGTATTGTGCGATGAATTTTTTTAAGTCAGTCATAATGGTTTCCTGTTCTTGATGAATGTGTAAAGAATTTTTAAATACTTTGGTTTTTAGTAAATGCTTTGCCATTTTCTATTTATGGATAATTGAAGTTTTCTGAACCTCTCTCTTGCTGTTTTGTCGTCCAGTTTTGCAATGCGAGTTCTTTTAAATTCGTAAACCTCACAAATTAATTTTCCATCCATGAAAACATGCAAAAAGTCGCCATTGGATTCGTCAACAATTTGCACCTCATCGCCTACCATAAGGTGTTCCCAAAGTTCATAAGAGCCGTATATAGCGCCGTTGTAATAAATCCCGCTTTTAGTTACTTTGCGTTCTATGGTTGGTGTTTTTTGTAATGCTTCGCCCATAATAAAAGCCCTCGGTATTATTGATTTTGTTAAGACGCTCTACCGCCTGAGATTAATTTCATGTATTCCCGTTGAGGGTCGAAGCCTGTTTTTTCTTGTTGTTTTTTATCGTGCTTTTTCGCTTCGGTGGCTTTGGCCTCAAGGTCTAAAAATTCATCGCGCATAGCATTCTGGTAGTCGTTAAATGCTTTCTGCGCTTTCTTGGTGGTGCTTTTAACGTCTTTAACCACGCGCTGTTTGTAGGCTTTTTTGCTGGCTTTGATTTCTTCAACGGTAAGTTCTTCGGGTAGCGTTCTTTTGTCGTTGATTTCGCAAATAAACTGATCGTTCTGGTAAAGAAATAATTGGCTAGAGTTATCAATATTTTCGATAACTTGTACGGTGTCGCCGATTTGAATGTGTTGCCACATTTCTAATGACAAGTAGTGCGTATTGCGGTGGCGTATGCCTTCGCTAGAGACTTTTTTCTGTGAGCGTTTGCCTAATAAGCGATAAGCATTGGTTAGCTCATCGGCACTGGCTGGCGTGTGCTGCTCGTATTTATCCGCGTGTTTGTGAGCTAAGAAATTATCAATCCAGTTTTCCAGCTCCCACCACCACATAAAATCTGCTTTAACGTTGGTGGCAACGCCTGATAGCTTCTCTAATTTTGTGCTGGCTTGCGCTTCTATTTTTTGGCGCTGGCTGACGTTGTGACCAATAAAGCCCGGCAAGGCTTCAAATTCTGGCGAGTGTTGTAGCGATCTAAACGAGCGCTCTATTTTTCCTTTTTCATCGCCACGCGCTTTACCTGTAGCAATATAATCAATGCCTAAATCGGCAATCACACTTTGCAAATGGTCAGATACATAGTCTGCGCCGTTATCGCCTTTGATGATTTCTGTTTTACCTAGTATGGATAGTGCTTTGAAAAGCAGGCGCACGTTGGCGTAAGAGTTGGAGCTTTCAAATAGGCCGCATACTGACGCGCCTGTAAAGTTATCTATCACCCGTATTAGTTGCGCACGTACAAGGTGGTATTCTTCGGTAGCTTCTTTTTTGCTGTAGTTTCTGATGCCCTCTTTGACGGGTACTTTTGCCATAATATCTAATGGTGTGGCATCGACTTCCCATTGCTGGTTGGGGTATTCCCAGCTACGGCCAAAGCTAGGCTCGGCATACACAAAAGCATCTTGACCAAGGCGTAAATAATCCCTGACTAACTGGCGCGTGTTGATAAGGTGCTTTACTGCGCGGTTAAAGGCAGACTCGCTAATGTCAGACGTAGGATTTTTGTAGTTGATTGATAGACCATGACGTGTTGCGTATAGGTGGCAATAAAAGCTGTATATGCTGGTATTGTGCATATCGCCAGCCCCTAAAATCGCTTGCTGTACCAGCTCCAAGTCGGCTTTAAAGGCTTTGCCGCCTCGTTTGTCTTCAAGTCCTGCACGGCCTTTTTCTTTAAAGGCTTTAGACTAGCGTTTTATTTTTGCCTCAAGGCTTGAGGCTTTACCGCTAGAGCCGTGCGCCATAATCAAGGCTTGTGCAATGTGGCTTAGTGGGTGCTTGGATGTGTGATAAAAGCTAACCAGCGCTTGTTTTTCATCGGTGGTGAACTTGTTTAAATCGGCTATAACAGGCAGTTCAAGAGGGTTTAAAGCCACGTTATTGTTGACGCGGCGCTTAGGTTTGGCGCTATTCTTGGCTACTTGTGTGTAGGCATATACGAGGCCACGGCCACCTATGCCGTTTACCTCTTCAAACAAAAAGCATTTGTCGTTGTGAGTTATCGTATTGCTGCCTTTTTGCTTGGCGGCTTTAGTTAAACGGCGTATGTGTCGAACGCTAATGCCTAACTTTTTGCTAGCTAATTTGCTGTCGATAGAGTCGTTTTGAGAAAATTCTGTCATTTTGACAGCTCCTGATTGCGATATTGTGGTAAATCGCTGGCTTGAGAGATGTACCCATGACGGATAAGTGCGTCTACGCAGGGCTGACTTTTGTATCTACCCGACAGAACGGTGTGCAAGCTATGGTATTTCAAGTCGTTTTTTCGACAAAAGTGGGTTGTTGTTCCCCAGTCTTCTCTAATTTGCTCTGTAATAGTCATAATCTGATAGAATCCACAGGTGTTTGTATTCGCAGAAAAAGATATTATTCACAAAATGACAGAATATCAAGAGGAATTAACAAATTGAGCGAAATAAATTCTATTATCGAGAGAATGAAGCAGGTTACAGACTGCCGAACTGACACGCAGCTTGCCGAATATCTTGAGTTAAGAAGCAATAGCGCCATTAGTACATGGAAGGCTAGGGACAGGGTTCCGTATGCGGAATGCCATAAAATAGCCAATGAGGTTAATGTAGATTTGGGGTGGTTAATAACTGGTAAGCAATCAGGGGAGTCTATATTTCCTAACCCTATTGTGGGTCATGTAGTTAAACCAACTGCTGGGGCAGACTTAGTGCAAATTCCACAATATGAGGCAGACTTGTCGGCTGGGGTTGGTGCTTATCCTGCCGACCATGAGCTTGCTATAGGCTCTCGGCCATTTTCCGCTGAGTGGCTAAAGAAAAAAGGGTTAAAGCCAGCAAATTTAAAATTGTTGCGCGTTCTCGGTGACTCAATGGAGCCATTGCTTAAAGATAAAGATATGGTAATGATAGATACAAGTAGGACAACGCCCACAGAGGTCATGCCGTTTGCTATTCGTTTGGACGGTGAGTTATTTGTCAAAAGTATCCAGCGACAGGGTGGTGGGAATTTGTTGCTTGTGAGCAAAAATAGCACTTATCGAGACATAGTGATTGATAGTAACCACCCGCCCGACAGCTTTTCAGTGATTGGAGCTGTCGTTTGGCACGCGCATAGCTGGGTTTAATTAAAACGCCGACAACCGTTACAACTCTTACAATTGCAAAAAAGGATAAATATTATGAATGATGCAAGCGAGACAAAGCCTACAAATTGGCCGCTTATGGCGGGTATTTTTCTAGTGCCTTTTATTTTTTCTTGGTTCATGCATATTCCACTCCAAGATGAACACCTTCTCCAATTGAAAATGATCACCCCCTGCGATTAAACGTGATCAGTCTCTGCGATT